CCCTCAAACGCAAGGATATGCGGAAGAAGGTCAGTTCGCAGCACTAGCTGACAGAGGTATATCTTTAGACACAGCCAAGAAGTATGGAGTCAAAGTTGCATACGACTTCAATGGCAACATCGTCAAACACATGTACCCTTACTTCGGAGAAGAAGATAAGGTCGCTACTAAAACTAGATTAACATTGTCCAAAGGTTTTGCTTGGTCAGGTTTGGCAGGCGAAGCTTTGCTTTTTGGACAGCAACTATTCAGAGAAGGAGGTAAGTTTATTACGCTCACTGAGGGTGAGTGTGATGCTATGGCTGCATACGAACTGATGGGATCTAAGTGGCCCGTAGTTAGTATTAAGTCTGGCGCTCAGTCAGCAGAGCGTGATGTGCGAGAGAATCTAGAATACCTAGAGACTTTTGACAACGTTGTTATTTGTTTTGATTCGGACAAGCATGGTAGAGAAGCGGCTCGTAGAGTAGCTAGGTTACTGCGTCCAAGCAAAGCAAAGATCCTGACCCTCCCCGAAGGGTTCAAGGATGCTAACGATATGCTACGTGCTAACAAGCATGGCGCTTTTGTTCAGGCATTCTGGGACTCTAAAACTTATACACCGTCTGGTGTACTCAACATCTCAGAGAACAGAGACAAGTTTAAGTTCAGAGAAAAGAAAGCCTCTGTCCCTTATCCTTGGCAAGGTCTGAACTCTAAGCTAGAAGGGCTGCGTCAAGGTGAGCTAGTTACTTTGACAGGCGGCACGGGCTTAGGTAAGTCCAGCGTTACTCGTGAGATAGAACACTGGCTCATCAAGAATACTACTGACAACGTGGGTGTCGTTGCCTTGGAAGAGGACTGGCGGCGTACTGTTGATGGTATTCTTTCTATTGAAGCCAACGCTAAGTTACACATTGACCGCATACGAGAACAGTTTACCGAAGAAGAGATAGATAAGTTATTTGACATCTTGTACGATGGTAGCAACCGTAACCGTGTGTGGGTCCACGCTCACTTTGGTGCGAATGATATTGATTCTATTTTCAGCAAGCTTAGGTTCATGATCATTGGCTGCGAGTGTAAGTGGGTTGTTGTTGATCACCTTCACATGCTGGTGTCCACCACTACAGAAGGCGACGAGCGTAGATCTATTGATGCGATTATGCACAGGCTCCGAACTCTTGTTGAAGAGACAGGTGTTGGCTTGATTCTTGTTTCACATCTTCGTAGGATTGATGGTAACAAAGGACACGAGAACGGCATTGAGACAGGGCTTAGTCACCTGCGTGGATCTCAAAGCATTGCTCAGTTGTCTGACTGCGTGATCTCGCTTGAACGTAATCAACAGTCATCCGATCCTGTTGAGTCCTCTACTACTCGTGTGCGTATCCTGAAGTCTAGGTACACAGGCGATGTAGGTTTAGCGACTCACTTGCTCTATGACAATGACACTGGTAGGCTTGCTGAGATTGAAACAGATGACATCTCTCATACCGACGAGGAAGAAGTCACTCTAGGATTTGAATAATGACACGCCTAGTATTTGATGTAGAAACAGATGGCCTTGATGCTACCAAGATCTGGTGCATAGTGGCCCAAGATGTAGAATCAAAAGAGATCTATTCGTATGGGCCTGACAAGCTTGATGATGGGTATGATCTCCTTGACTCTGCTGACGATCTCGTGGGCCACAACATCATAGGCTTTGACATACCTGTCATACGCAGGATCATGGACAAGCCTACGTTTGCCGAAGACAAGACAATCATAGACACGTTGGTACTGTCTAGGTTGTTCAACCCAGTGAAAGACGGTGGGCATAGTCTCAACCAGTGGGGCAACGAGATAGGATTCAACAAGCTTGAGTTCAAAGAGTTTGAAGAATACTCTGAAGAAATGTTGGAGTATTGCATACGAGACGTTGAGCTTAACACTCTTGTGTACTACAAACTAAAAGAACTTAGCCGGGGATTCTCTAAGCAATCTGTTCAGCTAGAGCATCAGGTAGCTGGCATCATGAAGAAGCAGGAGGAGCATGGTTTCTTCTTTGATTCTATTCGGGCTGAACTGCTACAGGCACAGATACGTGAACGTATGCAGGAGCTTGACTCTGAGATCAAGAAGGTATTTGTTCCTAAGATATTTAGGCAGAAGCTGTTTCCTAGATACACAAAGACAGGAGCGATAAGCAAAGTAGCTGACACCGAAGAAGCTTATCACCTACGTAAGCTACAGAAGGAAGAGGAACTAAAACAGATTTCGGGAGTGAGACTTACCGAAGAAGAGTACGAGCTAATGCACGAGGAGAAACACTCTGTACCTCTGCATATTGTCCGTACCTCTAGCGTTGAGTTGAACATCTCTTCTCGTAAGCAGATAGGTGAGTATCTTCAGGAGTTTGGCTGGAAGCCTACTGAGTTTACTGTCAACGGAAGACCAATCGTTAACGAAAAAACACTCAGCATGATCACCGACATACCCGAAGCTGAACTAATCAAAGAACACTTCTTGCTACAAAAGAGAGAAGGTCAGATTAGGTCTTGGCTTGAGAAGGTAGAACAAGATGATAGGGTTCACGGGTTTGTTATTCCTAACGGTACTATCACAGGACGCATGACTCACCGCGATCCCAACATGGCGCAGGTTCCTAGTGTATCTTCGCCATACGGGAAGGAGTGTCGTGCTTGTTGGACAGTGCCAAAGGGATACAAGCTGGTCGGTATTGATGCGAGTGGTCTTGAGCTACGGATGTTAGCTCACTACATGAGCGACGAGGACTACACAAATGAAATCATTAACGGAGACATACACACCGCTAACCAACAGCTTGCAGGACTTGAATCAAGAAATCAGGCAAAGACTTTCATCTATGCACTCTTGTACGGAGCAGGAGATGAGAAACTTGGCAGTGTGGCAGGAGGAGGTAGACGAACTGGTGAGAGACTTAGACAATCTTTCTTCAATAATCTCCCATCATTCGCAAATCTTAAAAATCAAGTTACAGGAGTCGTTGTAGAGCGTGACTACCTCAAAGGACTTGATGGTAGGAAACTGATTGTACGTAGTGAACACAGTGCCTTGAACACATTGCTTCAGGGTGCTGGCGCTATCGTAATGAAGCAAGCTCTTGTGTTGCTGCAAGAGAAGATCAAAGATCTAGACGCACACTTTGTTGCCAATGTGCATGATGAGTGGCAGATAGAAGTAAGAGAAGACCAAGCCGAACAGGTAGGTCAGCTAGGTGTTGAGGCTATCCGCGAAGCGGGTGAGATCTTAGAACTTAAATGCCCTCTTGATGGCGAGTACAAAATAGGAGATGACTGGAGTGAAACACACTAACATGAAGCAGAAAGATCTTTTTGAGACAAAGGAAGACTGGGTAGGTAAAGTTTATGATTATAAGTTTGACTTTACTAGGCTGAAGAAACAAAGAGAAAGAGTGTGGGCTGTTATGATCTCGCATGATTGGGTGACCCTTTCTGAGATAGCCAGTAAGACAGGTGATCCTGAAGCAAGCATATCTGCAAGCCTGAGAGACTTCAGAAAAGAAAAGTATGGTTTTCATACTGTAATGAAAAGACCTAGAGGAGCTAGACAGCGTGGTCTTTGGGAATACAAGCTAGTGGAGAATACTTCTAATGAAAGTTAAACACGAACCCAACAGACTAGGCGATATGGCAGAACACTACGCCATCACATGGTTATGGGACAAAGGCTACCATGTGTTCAAGAACTGTGGCTGCACTGGCCCTGCTGACATTGTAGCTCTGTCCCCGAAAGGAGACACTCTGCTAATTGATGTTAAGTCATACAAGGACGGAAGACTATCTTCTAAGACTACCGATCAACGAAGACTTGGTGTACAATATGTTCACTATAACTCAGAGACAAGAAAATGTCGGTTCGTGAATCACAGGAAGTAAAAACACTAGACACCCTGATAGAGGATATCTACGGGGTGCTAGACAATCTCAATACAGACGAAGGCATAGAGATCCCAGAGGAACTTACGGAAGAGTTCCTCGCCTCTATGAAAGAGTCGCTTGAGTCTTGGTCTACACCTAAGCTACAGTCTAAATCTATCCGCATGTCCAACGTTGGTCGCCCTCTCAGGCGTATCTGGTACGACATGCAAGAAGAGCCAGAGGGTTCTACGGATAAGCACGTACACCCCTCTACCTTTGTTAAGTTCTTGTACGGACACATGCTAGAGCATCTTGCTATTCTTCTTGTTAAACTATCTGGACACACTGTTACAGATATGCAGAAAGAAGTAGAGATTGATGGCATCAAAGGTCACATGGACTGCAAGATAGACGGTGAGGTAGTTGACATCAAGACAGCCTCTGGTTTTGCGTTCAAGAAGTTTTCTGAAGGAACCCTACCTGACAACGATCCCTTTGGCTACATCGCCCAGCTCTCAGGATACGAGCAGTCAGAGGGTACAGAGGATGGAGGATTCCTTGCCATCAATAAAGAGAATGGTGAGGTTTGTTTGTTTAGACCGGGGAACCTTTCTAAGCCAAACGTATCTACTAGGATCAACACAATCAAAGATGCTCTGACCAAAGACGAGCCGCCTATCAAGCCTTGTTACAATCCAGTAGCAGAAGGCAAGAAAGGGAACATGAGGCTAGAGGCTGGCTGTGTTTACTGCCCTCACAAGGCTAAGTGCTGGGACGGATTGAGAGCTTTCAAGTATTCTAACGGTGTTAAATACTTTACTCGTGTAGTATCGTTACCAAAAGTACCAGAGATTCCACTAACATGAACAGAAGAGTATCTAAAAGAATCAACAAGAAAGCATTGGCTATTGCTGTTGAATGGTTGAAAAGTATGTTGCCTGACGAAGAGGCTGCTAAAGTCTCTGACACAGACATCCCCCGAGACAACCCTCCCGTATATAACCGAGAAGGGGTTGCGTATTCTATTCCCTTTTCTTACAAAGGTTCTAAGCAAATAATAAAAAGACTTATAAGAAAGAACCCCAGCCTTGTTATAGAAGACATCACTACACAAGACATAGAGAATTACAAAGTCTCTGTCGGCAGACCATGATCGTTCAGATAGAAGAAGACGCAGAGGACTTGATTGCCACTATGTTTACCTTCTTCATGTCTACTGGACAGACCATAGAGCAAGTTCCAGAAGATGACTTAGTTAAACTATTTCACCTCTTGCAACGAGAGATAATAAGAAGAAACGGTACACTACATTGAGCAGAAGAAAACCAAGAGCTAGGCGACCTGTTGAAAAGGACAAGCCTAGAGGATACGATTCCAAGTGGGAAAAGACATTACACGATACGGTGCTACAAGATTGGGTTCATCATGACGGTACAATACCTTACGTAATTGAACATAATTACCACCCTGATTTTACTAAGAGGATAGGCCGTAAGAAGATAATCATAGAGGCTAAGGGCAGGTTCTGGGACTACGCTGAGTTCAGTAAATACATCTGGATTCAGAAAGCGTTACCTAGTACAATGGAGCTAGTCTTCTTGTTTGCTGACCCATCAGCACCTATGCCTCAAGCAAAGAGAAGAAAAGACGGAACCAAAAGAACGCATGGAGAGTGGGCATCTGACAACGGGTTCAGATGGTTTACTGCTGATACTCTCCCCGACGAATGGAGAAGCGACACATGAGCATTGATAACGCAACGCCACAAGAGTGGGACGTAGTTAACAGACCAGTACACTACAACAAAGGGGACGTTGAGTGCATAGACGGAATAGAGGCCATGCTAACCAGAGAAGAGTTCATTGGGTACTTACGCGGAAACAGCCTGAAGTATCGGTGGAGGTTCCCGTACAAAAACGGGATAGAAGACCTGAAGAAAGCAGAGTGGTACGAGAAGAGGCTCCTAGAGATTCTGACAAGAGATGAAAAAAAATAACAACAACTACATTGACGCTAAGACAGAGCGCAGAAACAAGTATAATAAAAAGAACAAAGGTAAACCTACCAAGTCTCAGAAAAGCTACAAGAGTCTGAGGCGCGAACAGCTACGCATGTTAGATGACGATAAGGACATGAAAGATGCGGAACCCTGAGTTTGAGTTGTTTTGCCAATTAATGTATGCTGAATATTGTGACGAGAAAGATAGTTACAGAGAGAAAGACACGTTAAAATATTCTGAATATAGACAGAAAAACATAAGGTTTTTAGAGAAGGAGTTTGAAGAAAGATATGGACCAGTATCAACAGTACATTCACAAGAGTAGGTATGCTCGTTACCTAGATGACGAGAACCGCAGAGAGACATGGGAAGAAACAGTCATGCGTTACGTTTCTTTCTGGGGTAACGAACTAAGCACAGAAGACAAAGGGGAGCTGTACACAGCTATTTTAAATATGGAAGTCATGCCCTCTATGCGTTGCATGATGACCGCTGGACCCGCCTTAGCAAGAGACAACGTAGCAGGATTCAACTGCTCTTACCTTCCGATTGACAGCCCTCGCTCCTTTGACGAGCTAATGTATATTTTACTCAACGGCACTGGCGTAGGCTTCAGTGTTGAACGAGACTACGTTAACCAGTTACCCGAGGTTGCCGATACTTTCCACGACACAGAGTCAACCATTGTTGTTTCAGATAGTAAGATAGGTTGGGCTAGTTCTTTCCGTGAACTAATCAGCCTATTGTACGCAGGTAAAATACCTAAGTGTGATTTAACTCGTGTCCGTCCTGCCGGGGCTAGGTTAAAGACGTTTGGAGGTAGAGCTTCTGGTCCACAACCTCTTGCGGATCTGTTTAACTTTTCTGTTGAGATGTTTAAGGGTGCTGCTGGTAGAAAGCTTACTTCTCTTGAGTGTCATGATCTTGTATGTAAGATTGCGGATATTGTTGTAGTAGGTGGAGTACGTAGATCTGCGCTTATCAGCTTGAGCAACGTCACAGATAACAGGATGGCTAACGCCAAGAACGGTGAGTGGTATCTGACGAACGGTCAAAGGGCTTTGGCGAACAATAGCGCAGTCTACTCTGAGCGGCCTGATTTTGACACCTACTCCTCTGAGATGAAGCGTCTCTACGAATCTAAGTCTGGCGAACGTGGAATCTTCAGTCGTATAGCAGCCCAGAAGGTAGCTGCTAAGAACGAGCGGCGTGATCCTACTCATAAGTTTGGAACCAACCCTTGTTCTGAAATTATTTTGCGGCCTTATCAATTCTGTAATCTATCTGAAGTTATTGTGCGTCCTAACGACACAGAGGATACGTTAAAATATAAAGTTAAGATTGCTACTATCCTAGGTACACTACAAGCAACCATGACTGACTTCCGTTACTTACGTAACATATGGAAAAAGAACACCGAAGAAGAAGCATTGCTTGGTGTATCTCTGACAGGGATCATGGACTGTAAGTTTACCAACGGATCAACAGCAGGACTAGACAAGCTCCTAGATACTCTACGTCAGGTAGCTATTGATACCAACAAAGAGTGGGCTAAGAAGCTAGGCATCAACCAATCAGCAGCCATTACTTGTGTTAAACCTAGTGGTACTGTGTCACAGTTAACAGACAGTGCTTCAGGTATTCACCCTAGGTTCAGTGATTATTATCTGCGTACAGTACGTGCAGACAAGAAAGATCCTCTAGCTACTGCAATGATTGACGCAGGGTTTCCATACGAAGAAGACATTATGAATAACTCTAACTGGGTATTCTCGTTTCCTCAGAAAGCACCATCCAAGGCTGTTACCGTTGAAGATATGGGAGCTATGGAGCAGCTTAAACTTTGGAAGACTTATCAGGATCACTGGTGTGAACACAAACCATCAATGACCTGTTACTATAATGACGATAACTTCTTCTCTGTTTGTCAGTGGATCTGGGAAAACTTTGACAGCGTTAGCGGCATTAGCTTTCTTCCAGAAGCTGACCACGTATACAAGCAAGCCCCGTACCAAAAGATAGATAAGGATACCTATCTTAACCTAGCTAAAGATATGCCCAAGAGATTTAATTGGAACATAGAGGAAAAGGATGACAATACGGAGGCTATGCAAACCCTTGCATGTGTCTCTGGTGTATGTGAGATTTAGCATGGACGCTAACATCATTTCCTTTAGAGTAGCTATTGACAGAAAAGGAAGGCTTGTTACTGAGCTTTCCGCTCTGCCAAGTGAAGAAGTCACAAATATATTTACTGACAAATACACACAGGCATACGTAAGAACAGTGTTAAGGGAGTGTCATCTTAGGTTTGATGATCTCCACGACTATCTACAACAAAACATACAGGCACTAAAGCATGAGTGAAGATATATATTTTACACCTGAGTCAAAGTTAGCAGTTGTAGTACGAGCTAACGTAGATGTGATTACTGCCGTAGCATCTATGGAACACTACGAAGCATCTGTTAAAGACATGACAGACCTTATCAGCAAACACGCAGACTTGATATACGAGATATCTTCTAAGGTTGTTGCAGCAGAAAGGCTGGATATACGCAGAGTTAAGTGATCACCATTTTGTACGATTTGCCCAATAAGCTGCTGACATCTTGCCCTTCTTGATGTTCTTAGCGTGACGAGCCTTGAAGCTGGCTCTCTTCTTCTTCATACGAGAAGACTCTCCTGCCTTTGGCTTACCTGCTGTCTTAGCTCCCTGCTGACCAAAGCGAATAGTCTTAACCTTGTCACCTTCTTTAGCGACAACAATATGGCTTTTCTTAGGATGATTAGGTGTCCTCTTTGGCTTGTTGTAACCACTGACACCCGCACGAGCTAGTCTAGGATCTCTTTTAGACTTACCGCCCTTCTTATAATCTTCTCTCATCGCTTCTTCCCTTTGTGTAAACCATGTTTAGCATGTTGCTTACCTTGAGCAGTAGCCTTACGTTTCTTCTTGTTAGCGGCTGCAAGCTTCTTCCTACCTGCTGCCGTGGACTTCAGCTTCTTAATAGTTGCAGAAGGCGCATACACCTCTCCAGTTTCAGAAGACTTCTTTCCACTAGCCGTTCTCCACTTTTGCTTAGTCCAACGCTTCAAAGACTTTTGAGATTTCTTTAGTCCCATGTTTTGATATCCTTGCCTATTTTAATCCTGCCATATGGGTTACGCCCTTCAAACTCTGAAGATGTTTCGTAACCTACAGCGCCATCTATGTACCAAGTATCCTTCTCTATTCTCAATCCTGTCCAGATAATATCTGTAGAGGTTTCGTCTAGATTATTAAAAGGAGTACCATTAGGTATGCTTGAGATGTGTTCAATCTCTCCGTACCACGTACATCCCTGTAGTAGTAATAATACAGCAAGTAATCTAATAATCATATCTTAAAGTCATATATTCGTTTAACGGGAGCTAGATTAACGGTAGCCATTACCCCAGCCTTGTACGTATATAAAATACCTTCGTAGGTAACAGCCACCGTCTGAGTCTTAGTAGCGTGATCTACACTCTGCTGCTTGTTCGTAGTCCACCTAACAATCTCTCCAGAGGGCTTTGTTTGAGCTATGGCATCTATGCTCACTTGTATCCACCGCCTTTGGCTTTATACTGCTTGGCTAACATCTGCGCCTTACGTGCCGACCACTGCCCCGGCTTGCCGCCTTTTGATCCAGCTTTGATCTTGTTAAATAGATTCCTACGCATCGTAGGCTTAGTATAGTTACCAGCTTTGTTAACGGTAGACTTCTTTTTCTTTGTTGCCATAGTTACCTCTTTTAAAAAACTATAAGAATAGTTCCCATTATTAAAATAAAGCCTATGAAGGCTGTTCCAAATATAAGACCAAAAGTCTTAGCAAACTCTATACGTTCTTTTCTTAGTAGTCTTTTTCTTTTTAATTCTTTTTCGTGAGCTATTCTACTATCTTCTACACGCTGCATAATTTCGTTATAGTCAGCAGACAAGCCTTGCATGAGCATCATATCTTTCAGTTGCTGATTAAACGTCTGAAGCTGTTTTTTGGCGATTTGAATCTGCATGCTATCTTTGACAGACAACCGACCAACATATTTAGTTTCAACATCTTGAACAGATTCATTAGCTCTAGCGTACTTGTCCATTACACTAGCTAAACCGCTGGCATGTCCTCCTGTTTCTTTGAGAGTTGCAATAGCATCATTCAGCCCTTTCATGACTGCTATAACTGTAGCTACCTCTGCTAACATTATTTTCTAGTCTTTTCGTAGCTCCTCATTGCACCCAGACCTAACATACCCATTAACACAGGCATCATAGTTTCAAGAGGTACAAGAGGTATAACGATAGCTATTTCAAGTAAAGCTAAAACAAAGTTAGCAAATGGTATGGTAATAAAGTTACCAAACATACCTAGCCCACAGGTCCACCCGATAAAAGGTCGCCATCCACTGACGAACAAATTAGAGTTAGCCGCTTCAACCTTGTTAACTTCTATCTGAGATTTCATGAGTTCCTGATGATGTCTCTCTGACATCGTGGCAATCTCATGGGCCAAGGCATTCTTTTGATCCTTGTCTTCAATAAACTTATCTAACAAGCCTGTAACAGGCCCTACCAAAGTTGATACTAAACTCATACTAGTAACTCCATACCCAAGGACGCGGCCTACTTGAGTCATTCTCTAGGTCATCTAGGTGAATAAAGCGACCACTGCCTTTCTGGTTAACACCAATGCCACTGATTCCCATACGTAGAGCAGCCTGTAGAAGCCTGTGAGCCTTGTCTCCTTGGCAAGCTATGTCCACAGCCCTGCCAGAAGCATGAGCGCCCGGAGAGGCTTTACGGGCCTCTATAGGATGATCCGGGCAGCGGTAGGCAGAAGTCACCGTAAACGGAAACCCTAGCTCATGTCGCAAAGCTTCTATTTTCATCATGAAATCATCGTCCATCTTGTGATCGCCACAGTGTTGGCACTTGAGTTCATCTACTGTAAAATATTTGTAGTCCACTTATCCTCCAAACCCTAACTTACGTAAAGGGTCTTGCGTCAGCCCTCCACCTACGAAACCTAGTCTACGTACTGGATCTTCTTCATCAACAAAAGCCATACCAGCCTGTTGGTCGTAGGGCATACCTGTCATCTTGTCAATACGTTGATCAGGTTCAGTAGGCACATTAGGTACGTCTGTTACCTCGCCACCTTTTTCAAAATTAGGGCGATCTTTTAAATCCAACAAATAATAAGAAGCTTCCTTACCAAAAGGAGCAATCTCAATCATGTTCTTGACAGCTCCATCATAATCTTCTGCCTTAATGTTTCTAGTTGCTTTACTTATCTGTTGAGCAAAATTATCTGCGTAGCTTAAAGAAGGAGAAATGTTTGCAGATATAAGCTTATTACTAGGTGCGCCTACACCGCTAACTATTTTATCTATGTGAAATGGTAAAATATTTCCAGATAGTTTTAACGACTCTTGAACGTGTTTGTTAGATAAAGCATCGTGAGCTTCTGATCTGCGTGGGTCTGAAGGCTTTGTCACTTCTCTTAAATACTGAACACCCATATAAAGAGGAACTAAGCCTACAGTACGCATTGCCAAAGCCGCATCTTTATTTTCAATACGCTCAACAAGAGCGTTAGTTTGCGCTGTTTTAGCCTGCGCCCAAGACAAAAACTGACCAAGCGATCTAATATAAGGATTACCTGTCTGAGTAAACAAAAGTCTGTTTCCTACAATAGGAACAATAGCATCCCTATCTGATAGTCTTCGGCCAGCCATGTCTAATATTTTTTGACCGTCTTCTGCATCAAAAGCCTCATTTACATTTTTATATTTACCGAGAGAAGCAACATCGTCAGCCGACATCCCCATCTGGTTAAGCTCTTTTTGAGCAGCGTCAGAAATCTTGCCGCCTTTTCTATTTATACTTTTTGCTAGGTCATAAGAGCGCCTAACACCTATATCATAAGCAAAGCCTCTAGCTATCTTTGTAACCCTTTCTAACTGAACAATCTTAAAAAACATTCTATTAAAATTATTTAAGCCTGTTTGAAATGAGCTGAAAGGATCTGTACCATGTGCCATAAGAGCCGTATACTCTCTTTCAAAAGATTTGTCGTACTTAAATCCTGACTTACTAGAAAAAGATTGTCCGGGCGTTACCTTACCCATAATGGTTTTTATGGTAGGACCAACACCACTATTTTGAATAGGCTGAATTAAGTCGCCAAGCGCCGAGATACTTACACGGGTCAACATAGTTGAGTTAGCAAGCGTAGTAACAAGGGACATAAAAGGCGCGCCTATTGAACCAAACTTTGAAGATTGTCCATGTACTCCCCAAAAAGCTTCAATAGTATTTCTTAAATTAGCAGCATAAGCGTTACCAAACCTAGCTTTATCTGCACCTGCTTTTTTAAAGACCTCATCAATATTAGAAAAAGCTCTGTTTATCAGCTCTCCTTCTGCCCCAAACACATTAGCAAAATTACGCATCTTTATAGCTCTATCAGCATACATATAAGACACTGCCTTAGAATCTAAGTTAAGCCATCCTCTTTCAGCCATAAACGCTGTTGCTTGTGTGTCTGTTAGCTTACGATGTTTTTCAAAGTTTTTTGCAAGCGGTCTAAATCTAGGATTTGCTCCTTCTGTGAAAAGTGCATAAGAGTTATAGCTACCTGAACTAGAATAACGATCTATTCCTCTAACATTGTCAACAAAGTCGCTGGCTTCTTTTAAAATACGTTCTTCGCTTGGCATATTCTTTATAAGACCAGCAGCCAGCTTGTTGTCGTATTGAATAGTAAACGCCTGAACAGCATCATCTAAATAACTATCTACTCCTTTTTTAGCAATGGTTTCATAGTTCCAAAGCTGGGCCAGTCCATAGTTGTCTAGCTCAGTAAACTTAATTCCTGCCGCTTTCATGCTCTCTTTAATACTGTCATTAGCCTGCGTTAACAGCGGAGCAATTCTCTGGACTTCTGCTACATCTGCTTCTGTTAAACCTTTCTTAGAAAGCTCGCCACTTATTCCACGATACCCGGCCCTTATTTGAGAAGGATCAGTCCATCCACGCATAACTTCTGTAACAGTTTTAACTACGTTTGTGTTCTCAAAGGAGTCCCCATAGATTCTAGCCACATCTCCCATATAAGACGAAAAGTCAGATAAGTAAGTTGTCTCTACAGAGTTAGTTGCCCCTCCGGGCTTTTGAATAAGTAGATTAGTTATAATCTTGTTCCAGCCGCCATAAGCATCTGACTTAGTCGCAGAGGTTCCTGCGGTCAATATTTTAGAAGCTGTGTTTAGTGTGCTTTCTGCTGCCTGACCTATATACATTCTTCCTGTTTCTAGATCTACAGCACTAAGACGCATATTTTGTAATGCTTTTTGGTAATACCCTAAAGCAGCCCCTGCCGCTATAAGCCCACCAGTTAAAGCAGCGTCATCTTCGTCACCTACAACACCAGCCGTAACATAGCCACCTATGCCGCCTATGATTGGTCTAGTAGGCTCAAAGATTAACGTCTTTAAAATACCCTGAGTCATCTTGTTATTTTTATTTAGGTCTTCTAGCGTGTTAGCTGCTAAGTCTACGGCGGCGGTAGAACGTTTAATATGCCCACTCATAAACTTATTTTCTAGGTCAGTTATTTTCTCCTGTATAGAAGATATCCTATCTGTTAAAGCAGCGTTGTAGGCTTTAGTTCCTTGTGCAGCTTTTGCTGTTTTTTCTGTTCTAAAGAAAGCAAGTCTTTCTTGTATGTCTTCTATAATTAAACGATCAGGTCTTTCTTTCTTTTGTTGCCTCTTTAAAGCTCTTTCAAGAGAAGCAACCATCTTATCCGCGTCTCTCTTTTTTGAATTAGGTGAAACAGTAAAAGATTTTAAGTCTGCTAGAACCTGCTCCATTTTTACAATAGGCTCATGCCGCATAGTTAAATTAGTTCCAGTAGCGGTTGCCTCTGGAATAGCTGCCATCCTAGATTCAGCAGTAACTACACGACTAGCCGCATCTTCAATGTCTGCTATCTCTTGAGCAGATAAAATAATTCTAGGCTTTTCTCCCTCTTGAAAAGGTCTTACCCTAACTCTAGGCTTAGGGTCTACGCTTGCGTCTATTTCAATTCTTTCAACAGCAGCAGGATCTTCTGCCACCTCTGCTAAAGCCCTCTGAGCGCGTTGTTCAACAACCTCACCAGCTTTAACTCTGTTAGCCAAGTAACCAGACAGAGTACCTCCAGCGCCGCCTAATACAGTAGCAACACCTAAGTTAATCGGGTTGACTTCTCCATATATTAGATTGTCGCGTAATGCAACCTCTGTACCAGTAAACGTCGCGCCTGTTGTAGCCGCCGCTAGTTTTCCTGCCTTTGCTACTTTTAACCAAGGAAAAGCCCAAGTAATAGGATCAGCAACAACCCCACCGACTCTTCCTGCAATAACAGCCGCATCTTCTTTTTGTTCTGAGATACCTCTAAACTCAGGATACTCTTTAAATATATCCTGTTGTCTCTTGTATTCTATTTCAGATAAAGCTTCATCAAACGTAAGGTCACTGGTTGCTGAATCGTAAATAGCCGAAGCATATCTACCTAAGTTAGCAGTTAACATAGGCTCCTGTGCGAAACCGTATGCCGCCTTTCTAGAGGTGTCTACGTTGTCAAAGTCTTGCTGATTCTGAGAAACAAGCTCTTGCGTTTCTGCTATACGATTTTTTATATCGTCAATAGAAAACAGCGTTTCTTCTTCCTCTTCATCATCTTGACCAATACTAAAGGTGTCTAGATCCATTTGTTACCTATTCAAAAATAAACTGAAGTGCTAAGTCTCTTATACCAGAAGATACGTTCATATTAGCTATGCGCTCTTCTATAGTTTGCCTATTCATACCAGAAAACCCCCTAAGAGATTTAATATCGTCTGCTAACTCTCTAGCAATTTGACGATCTATGTCTAAGCTTTCTGTGTCTGATAAAAGAGAAGGATCAGATTTTTTAGCAGGTGCAATGCCTTCAAGAACTTTCAAAAGACCAGCTATTTGATCCTCACTAGGCTCCATAGTCATGCCTTTAATAGGAGGTCTTTTAGACAAAATATCTAAAATACCTTGAATCTGATCTTCACTAGGATCAATTAAACCATCAACTACTTGTTGGGTTTCTTTTCTACTAAGCTCAACCCCTAGCTGCTCTTTAACCTCTTGTTTCATTTTAGATACAATTCCGCGCCCTGCCTTGGTCCTTACGTTAGGAACGTCTAACCTATTGGTGCGTCTTTCAATACTAGCGACAAAAGAGCTAGGACTGCTTTCAAAAGATGTGCGAGGCGTTGGCTCTAAGTCCCTTTCATCAACCCCTATATCTGCTAACAAGCTATCCATTCGTTGCGCGGCAGTAGGCCCCTGAGTAACAGTAGAAACAGGTTCTGCTTCTTGTGCTTTTTCAAGATTTCTTTTCAATGCTCGTTTCATTCTACCTGACTGACTTGGGCTTTCTGGAAGCAGCTCACTAAGATCAACTCTTTGGCCTCTTCCTCTTGCTCTTTTTCTTTCAGCTTGAGATAAAGGTCCAGCATCTGGTTCTTCAATAGAAATAACCTCAAGGTTCTTTAGAGCTATAGGGATCGTATATCCTCCTTCCTCAAGAAGCTTAATTTTTTCTATAGCCCCTGCCTCATCTCCAGTAGTTACCGTTCTTATAATATCCTGTTCAAGCTCTCTAGGAAGCGGCCCTAAACTAGGTGGCGCAGCTTGCGTACTTACTTGAGGAGCAGCAGACTCAGGACTAGAAGCTTTTAAAGCATCAAAATTAAACGCACCAGTAAATCTTCCGGGGGTTGGAACATGCTCCATCCCGAAGAACTTACTTATCGCTCCTTGCTCTTCGGCAGGTTCTCTCTCTAACATAGAAAGCTTATCAATAGCGTTTTGAATTATTAGCGAGCGTTTCTCGCCAGCAGACATTAACAGAAGAGGATTATCTTCTGGAGCAATATTTGAAGCCTGTGCATATTCTATTTGAGCTTGATATAACGCAGAATCTAAAACATTTTCCCACTTTTTTTCGGCCCTTTGTATTTGCGTAGCAGAGGCTTTAGTAGGATCGTCAACGTCCATGTCTTTTAATATGCTTTCTTTAAACTCGTTTCCTAGAGAGACAACAGAAGGAACACTGTTCATCTTGGTTATGATATTGCCGCGCTCATTTTCAGAAAAACCTAAAGCATCTATCCCTTGTTTTTCTTCCATATAAAACATAAGCTCGTCTAGTCCGGGCCTTCTTCCATCTTTTTCGGCCATGTACCTTCTGTAACTAGTGGTATATATAGCAGGAAGCTCTCGTGCATCAAAAGCAGCATGGAACTCTTCGTCACGTTTTTGACGTATTCTTAATTGCTCTATTGCGGGATCTTTAGAAGTAGCTAACTTGTCAATCTCTTCGTCTAGTTTTGCAAAACTTAAACCAGACTTAGCCTTTTCAGAAAGAGATGCAAACTCTTGATCTGTTAAATTAAGAGTCTGCCTAGCTTTAATGACAGCCTTATCTTTTTCTTCTTGAGAAGGCCCAGAAATAGCTTCAGAAAAAGACATACCAGAAAACAATCTTTTACCTACGTTAATTATTCCTCCCAATGGACCCTTAGCATACGGACCATATCTAGAAACAACTTCTTTAGCGTCTTGTCCTGTTTTATAACTAGAAACGGCGGCTCTAAAAGCTTGATATTCTTCTGTCTCTCTTTTTGCAATCTCTTCTGCTCTAGCTAACTGCTCTTGTAGAAAAGACCTATATCTTCTAGAAATATCTGTATTCTTATCATCTAACGCAGACTCAGAAACACCAAACTCCTGTATAAAATCTGCGCGGGTCTGCTTGGTTATATTTCGCTCAACCATGTCCAGATGATAAGCATAATCATCTCCAGCAAACTTACTATTAATTTCTTTGTCTCTAGCATTAGCCTGAGACTTGAAGCTACCTATTTTAGCTATATCTTTGTTTAGCGCCCTACCTTGCTCAGTTGCAAGAAACTTTTCTGTTGCTTGCTGAAAGGGTGCAGAGATAACTTGAGAAACGCCTTTAGCAAGCTCTTGTCCAATAGGTGCAATAAGATAACCAAGAAGCTGATCCCTTCTAGCTCTCTTACGATACTCTTCTTCTTCTCTTCGCCTACGCTCATACTCTGCGGTCATACCTTGACCAAGAATTGAATAAGCTTGTGCTAAGTCGTTACCGTTCGCCATTTATCTTGCTCCTAACAAAGAGGGTGGTGCTTCTACATTTTCTAGCTTACCTGCCAGATCAGCAGGAAAGTCTTCATCCATTTGCGGTTTTTCAATCGTACCTAGTTTCTGATTCATAATAGGTAGCTCTCTTTCTTCATCAGTAGCCATCTCATCAGGATCGTTCATGATTGTAAAATCTACGTCTGCTCTTTCTGCTAAAGCTGCTATCATGTATGCTAAAGGTTCTGCCAACATTAAAATCATGTCTGGATTAACTAGACCATCCCTAAATCCCTGCATAAGAAATACTTGAACTACTTCCATAATGGATACACCTGACTCTAAAGTATCCATAATACCGACATAGTTATCTTCTTCGGTGAATAATTCAAAGTAATATTCTAAAGCTTCTTTACGATCCGTAAACTTAGGAGGCTGTTCAAAAGGCAACCTATCGTCAGGGTCACGAGTAAGAGACTCTCCGGGCATTGCCCTATCAAAAGATGTCCCAGCTTTAAAAAATGCTTGATCTAGTTCTACGTCTGACATATTAATATCCTACCTATTTAGTCCGTAAATACCTTGTGGACTCGTACCAAATGTGGGCGCAAGTGCTTGCATAAACTGACTATAATCAATAGTTGATTGTGAAAACACAGGTAAACTAGGTAACATCATTTCTTGCCTAGCTTGCATAAAAGCCGGACTAGGTTGGCTAAATGATTGAGGAAAGTATTGAGAAGCCCACGCAGGTCCGGGTTGCTCTGGGTCCCCTTGAACCGCACCTAACAGACTTTGAGTTGTTAGGCTACCTACGGCTCCCTGTCCTGTTTTTACTGCAAAATCTCCTACAGATTCTGCGCCAGTTAACGTTTGAAAAGGTTTCATCCTTAGGTTATTAAAGAATCCTTTTGGTTTCACGGCCTCTTCTGTAGCCTCCTCAATAGCTTCACTAACTGGAGAAGTTTCAATTTTCTCAGGTTGCGCTACAGAGGCTGCTGCTTCTGCTGTTGGAGAACCTTTTCCTAAGCTGATTAAGTCCCCTGCTTCTCCTCTAAACTTATCAAAGTTATTATTGAAGGTTTCAAACACATCCGACATGACTCCTTTTTCTCCAAAGAAATTTGTAGGGACATTATCAAATTTAGTAATATTTAACTTATTACCAATAAACTTAGCAGTGTTTCCAAAGAAAGAAGTTACAGTATCGCTCACAGTTTTAAAACCTTGGCCTAAAGTGCTAGAAAATTTTCCAGCCTTATCCATAAACCACTGACCTCCTTTAGCAAGCTTTCCTAGGGGACCAGTAGTAAACCTTCCTAATGTTCCAGCAATGCCTCCGAATGTATTGGACATCATACTAAATATACTAGGCACTCCTACGAAAGCCATAGCAACTTGACCTACGATACCTAGTTTACCTACGAACTTTCCGATAGACTTAAAAACCTTTTTAATAGGCTTGAAAATCTTCTTGAAAGTCTTTTTAATACCTTTCCAAAGTTTACTTAGGAATCCCATTGATACTATTCTCCTTTAAATTCTAACTACCTTCCGCGACTGCCATCAGTATTTGACCTACCGGGACTAGCGCCTCTGTCCGGTGACATAAAATCAATCTCTTCACCGCCAGTAACTCTCTTCAACAAACTGAAAAGTTGATCTCTTTGGCTTTTCATGTTCTTATCTGTCATGAACGCCTCATTAGATAGTGCAGCGTTAATTACGTTAACTAGTCTATCTCTTTCTGACTCTTCTCTTTGGAAGTCAAAGGCTGCTTGGTCACGTAGCTGCTGCCAAAGCTGAGTCTGTGAAGTCTTGTCTAAGTCAAACTGAAACGCTGCTTGCTGCTGATTAGCTGCGTTCTGAGCGGCTGTGTCAGCTAGGTTAGCCCTACGTCTCCAATCAACATTAGATTGTTCTACGGCCTGTGCGTTGGCTGCGTTCCACTGCTCTACTTGGTAATCCATCTGAGCGTTGAACTGCTCTACTTGTGTAGTAATCTGTGCATTGAATCTGTCAGCTTCTAACTGATTACCTGCATTGATTGCTTCTGTTCGGTTCTTTTCAGCAGTATTAAACTGTTCCATAGCATTAGACTGAGCAGCATTAAACTGGTTCATGTTAGCTTCCATAGAGGCTAAGAACTGATTAGTCTGATTCTCTGACGTAGCGTTAAACTGTCTAGCAGCATTCTCAGCCGCTTGATTAGAAAGAATACGCTGCTGCTTCATCTGCTGATCAAGAACAAGAGACTGTTGCTCATTGCTTAGGTTAGCCATGTCCATCTGTAAGAAGTTACGTGCATTCTCAATAGCTAACTTAGTACGCTGGTCAGCAGACGCTAAGTCCATCTGCGCCATCATTGTAGCGTTCTGCATAGCAGCTTGTTGTCTATTGTCAAGATTCTTCAAGGCAGTAGTCTGCATAAACTGACTATTAGCTAACTGCATTTGCTGATTAGCATCAAACTGCTTCATGTCTAAGTTAGCGTCTATCTGAGCATTAAACATAGCTGCTTGCTGCTCGTTGCTTAGATTAGCTAGTCCCATCTGCTGCGCTAACTGAGCGTTAACAGTAGCCGCTTGCATTTTCTTCTCGTAGGTAGCCAACTCTGCTACGTTTCTAGCATTCATGCTTTCGGAGTCAGCTTGGTTCTTAGCAGTAAGGTTTGCTAACGATACTTTCTCTGATGCACTTAACTGTGCTAACTCAGCCCTTTGACGTAGCTCTGTATTCTCCGAAAGAATCTTTGTAGCCATCGTCAACTCTTGAAGCCTGAACCTATTGGCCTCAGTCATGTTGGCTGAATCGGTAGCTGCTCTTTCAGCTAGATTAGCAAGCTCCATTTGTTGCTCGTTATTGAGGTTTGCTAAATCCATCTGTTGAGCAAGGTTTGCATTGGTCTTCTTGAAGTCAACAAGAGTTTGGAGATTTGTAAGTCTCTCCTGATTCTCAGCAGTCATCGTGTCACGAGCGGCTGCATTTTGTTCAGTCAGGTTAGCCATTTCTATCTGCAACTCTGAAGATAGATTAGCTTTTGTCATGTCTTGCTCAAGCTCTGCCTGACGCATTGTTCTGTTTACTTGCGCCTGATAAGATTGTAGCCTAGCTTGTTGTTCTGCGTTTAGGTTCTGTGCGCCAGCAGCATTCAATGCCTGAAGGTTAGCCAGATCCATACGTGAACCAGCATCAAGATTAGCTAATGCTGTTTGCTGACGTTGACTAGATTCCTGAGAAGCTCTTTGCTGTGCAGCTTGGAAGTTAGCCATCTCTGTCTGCTGTCGCTGCTGTGCAGTCAACATAGTAGCTTCTTGTCTGAACTGACCTTGCTGTACTTTAATCTGCTGTGCCATCTGTGCAGTCTGTGATGCTGCTGTTTGACGATTAGACAGATTAGCCATACGCACTTGCATAGTATTCTGTGCAGAAGCAAGATTAGCTTGTTGCTGATTACTCAGGTTCTGCTGTGCGCGTTGCTGTAAAGCCTGTGCATTTGATTGAGCTATAGGTAACGCACTTTGAATGATTGCGTTAAATAGTGCATCGCGTCCCACTGTAGAGGTACTAAG